GGATCTGACTTCATTACCTCTGCCACTTTTGCTACTTCTGCTGAAGAAATACCAAGATTAGAAGCAATCTCCTTTTTTGCTTCTTGTGTCAAAGACTTTAGGGTTTGGCTAACTGCTGCAGTCTGCTCTGTTGAAAGTTTAACTAATTTGTTATCTCTGCTTGTAAGGTTTGCAATAACACCAGATAGATCTTCCACATTTCCTGTACCCTTTTGTGGAATAAGTGCTGCTAATACTTCATTTTTGATTACTGGATCAACATTTTCTGATGGCTTAAAGTCTGGTCTTGGCAATGGCTTAGGTTCTGGTGAAGGCTCTACAGGAGGCTCTGGAGTGGGTTCTGGCTTTGGTTCAGGGCTTGGGGCAGGTGTTGGCTTGGGCTCTTCTGGTTTAGGCTTATCTGTCGGTTCTGGCTTAGGACCTGGAGGTGTTGGTTTTGGATCTGGGTTTTCACTTGGTGGAGTTGGTTTAGGCTCTGGCTTATCTGTTGGCGGAGTTGGCTTTGGTTCTGGCTTATCTGTTGGTGGATCAGATGGCTTAGGCTTTTCTGGTTCAACAGTTGGCTTAGGTTCTGGAGAAGGTTCTGGTTTAGGTTGATTGGCTGCAGCATTGGCTGCTGCTTGAGCCATAGCAGCATTAAGTTCTCTTTGAGACTGCTCATCATAGTAACGCCATGCGTTATCAATTGCACTGTTGACATTATTAATTGCTTGATTGTATGCGCTAATAGCATTGTTTTTATTTTGCAATGCCGTCACAACATTTAAACTTGCATTAGTAGCCTCAGTTGTTTTATTAGTTAAGGTTTGATTGTAACCATTTAATGTTGAAACTGCTTGATTATAAACATTTAATTTATCATTGTATACATTCTGTGCTGAGTTTTTTGCAGAAAGGGCGTTGTTGTAGGCATTGGTTTGTTCTTGTGTTGCTACAGATCCATGGGACAGTGTATTTAAACTACAACTAAAATTTTGTCCCCATACTCTTGGAGTTCCAGCATAGTCACAGCCTACACCAGTCCAACCCATGCTGCCATATGAATCATATGGTATTCCCCATCCAAGATGATAAGATCCTACTCCTCCACCGTTGTACCACCATATTTCTACATCAAAAACTTTATCAGTTGTTACATCATATATTGGAGAATATGCACTCCAAGTTGCTCCTTGCTCTACCCAGTTGTCAATGGCCAATGCTCCGTCAATATACATTCTAAATCCATCATCTGTATACCCTGCAAATTTTGTTGATGTAAACCATGAAGGTACTGTTATTTGTCCAGTAAATTTAACTATAAAGTTTTCATATCTATTACCACACACTGGACGCTGCATAGAGTTTTCACCATATTCCCCAAATATTCCACTACATAAGAATTGGTCTGTGGCTGCAAGGCCATTAACTCTAATTAAACTATAAACATCATATCTTAAACCAGGTCCTGATGAATTGTTATTATTTAATGCTTGTTGAGCAGTTGATAAATTAATATTGGCTACTTCAAGAGCATCATAGGCATTATTTTTATTAGTTAGGGCAGTGGCTACTACTACTGTTTGTCCATCTACGGCTGTTTGGGCTAATGCTTTTTGTTCCCCTGCCGTGACTTTTGAGGCAAGAGAGTTGTCATATAGCGTAGAGGTTTGGGTCTGGGTTTCTTTTGCAGATACTGCAAGGTCATACCTGTCTTCTGCCTCTTCAATTAGGGATATAAATTCATCCTTGTAGCCAAGGTCATCAATACTATTATTTAGCTCTTCAATTTCTTGAGCTGCCAAGCTTAGCGGGTCATCAGAATAGGCGGGGGACATAAAAAGCCATCCAAATGCAAGCATTATGGACGCTGTTATTCTAAATAATCTATTCCTAATCAACTAAAACTCCCAAGTAAACAACATGTTTACTTGTCAATTATAGCAGAACTTAGTTTAAGATTAAGTTAATGAGCTTACTTGTACAATGATTCCATCGACAACTGAAAGCAGTTGTGGTCCCTCTGGACTAATAGTTCCTGTAAACCCATCAGGTCCTAATGCGCCAGTTTTAGTTAAGAACAAACCGTACTCATTATTATTGGTAAGACCCGATGAGATAGCATTGTAAGCAGTTTCAGTATAATTTAAACACCAAACTTCTTTATCTACAGCAACGTTTGGATAAGGAACACCTAGTGTTAGTGTAAAACTTGCATGCTCTCCAAAAGATTTAAATGTCCAAGACTGTGGAACACCTGCTGTTACAGCGTAATTCATGTAAGCATCTACTTGTGGAGTTCTTGCAATTCCAATTGATGCCCCCATTGTAGCGTGATTAAAGTATCCGTAATCAAGATTATAATTGCTTGCTTCTTGAAATGATTTTAATGGCAAGTATGCAGGAAGACCTGCAACTACAAGTCCATTTGTATACTCTGTCCAAGATGGGGTTCCTGGCGGATAGCCTGGGTTTCCTGGATTAGTAGACCTTATAAATAGTTGTCCTGGATTTCCATAAGGACTTCCAACTGGGATACTTACAATTCCGCCGATTGGATATGAAGCACCGTTGTTGTATTCTCCTAAGTAGTTTGGGTACTGGCCATCTTGTCCTGCTGGGCCAGATCCGCCTGAAGAACTAAGTGATCCGTCGCCCATTAAAAATTGAGAGGAGTTGCCTGGAAAAGTTACGCCAGCTGTTGATGTAAATGTAAATGGCATATTAGCGCTCCAAAATTAATACTGCTACTGTTGATGTTCCAACTGCATAAATCTGATGGTTAGGTGCTAAATCTGCACTCCATATTTGTCCCGCAGCTAATTTAATTCCGTAGTTAGTTGATGTGACTGACTGGTTACCAATATAAATTGGGGCAGAAGCATCTGTGTTTTGTACTGATATAGTATTTGCAGTATCAATAGAATCGTCAATTGTTAACTCTTGAGCTGTTGATGTTAAAGTTAAATTCCGTGTGCGTAGCATGTTTACTCCTAATGTTGGGGGGTTCCCACATATAAATTATACCCTATTTGGGATTATCTGTCTTATAAAATCCATTGCCTTTAAACTGTATACCAAAAGGGGTAAAGTGTCTTGTCATTTCCGACTCACATTCAACACATGTGTATCCTGGATCTTCATCCATAATTGATCTATGAGTTGACATTGTTGGGTGTGCTTCATCATATGAACACTTGTATTCGTATACTGGCATTACCGATCCTTAAATTTAATGAGCCTTTTCATGACTTGCTCAGGTCTCCTTCGGTAGCGAACCAAAGACTATTTGATCTTGATTGTTTTTGGCTTCTTTTCTTCTGGAATAATTCTATCTACATTGATATGTAACATTCCATCTTCGATTGAAGCACCAGTCACTTCCATATATTCACCAAGCCCAAATGTTCTTGTGAATTTACGTGCAGCAATACCTTTATGTAGATATTCTCCGTCTGTAACTTCTGTGATTTCACCCTTAACAATAAGTGTTCCGTTGTCTACTGAAACATCAATATCGCTCTTTGTGAATCCTGCTACTGCAATTGATACCTGATAGGTATCTTCGTCTAGCTTTAATACATCGTAGGGCGGATATGTCTGGCGTGTTGCAGCCTGATGTACATGTGACATTCTTTCCATTTCACGATTAAAGCCAATAAAAAAGGGATCTGTAAACATAGATCCCATTAGTGTATTTACCATTTTTGCTCCTTTTAAGCGAGTTAGTTTAGCATCCCCATAAGGCGGATGTAAAATAATTATATCATAATTGATATTTATTCGTAAGACTTTTTCTGCCAGAACTGGCGCATATAAGACCTATTTAAAACTGATCTTACTTTAAAGTTATCCTGAAGTTCACGTTTTCTACTAAATGGGGGAAGTGATTCATGTACCCAGTCTTCTCTTTTAAATGGAAATATTTGTGCTATTGGGGTTCCCTTTTCAATAATTCCCTCAAAATCATCACGAAGCCACATATTAATAGCGAGCCTGGCATGAACTTGATCTGAGTCTATTATACCTGTCATAGATAGAAATGGTAGATCATATCTATTAAATGGATGAGTTACCATTATGCTGTATCCCGCTGGTGTTTCAATTCTTGGATAAGCAATCATGCGCCATACGTATTCATTATATCCGTGTGGTACTGGCATCCCCTTTGATCTGTGAAGAGGTTGATCTAAATCAAATAAAACATCTGCCCCCGCAGGTGTAGCACCCCAATAGGCCATAGTTCCTTGAGTTTCGTTTTTTGCAATCTTAATATCTTGTGGCGTAACAACCATATACCCAGCAGTAAGGGAATCTAAAAATGGCATACATTTCTTTACCGTTGCTGCATCTCTAGGGTCTCCCCATTTCATTGCAGGATCTTCAGAAGGAATCTTCTTAAACCATTCAGGTATAGCTAATTTAGCTGGCATTGGAGGTTGTTCTATTTGATAGATATCTTCCGCAGCAGCATAAAACTTAATAGTTTTTTTATTTAGCATATAACGAGTATATCATTTCTAATAAAGTATTACAATAGTCTATTTTCCAGACTTTGCTCTTG